TTGCTCGAAATGAAGTTGTCCAAAAGGCTAATTCAATTCAGAGCAGAAAAGTCGCAGGCCGAATTGCTCAGGGTTCTCGAGTTAAGAAGTCCAGCCGTATCGGCGAGATTACTTACGGGTTCGCTTCTCAGAAATTCTCCGGTGGCGCAACCACCAGAGATATCTGGGGCGGCTCGGAATTCGGTTCTAATAAGTTTAGGCAGTTTCCCGTATGGTCAGGCCGTGAAGGTCGTGGCTCTAAGGGTTGGTTTATCTATCCAACGCTCCGCAAAATTCAACCGCAGATCGTGGCCAGATGGACTGAATCATTTACTAAGATTCTAAAGGAGTGGGGCTAATGGCAACAGGTACTAGAGCATTAACGCTCAAGCTGCTCGCCGATGTCGATAACTTTACAAAGAATCTCGATAAGGCGGATAAAGATGTTGCATCTTTTGGCGATAAAGTCTCGGATTTTGGGAAAAAGGCTGGCTTGGCTTTTGCAGCCGCCGGTGCAGCCGCCGCCGCGTACGCTACAAAGTTAGCAATTGACGGAGTTAAAGCTGCCATCGAGGATCAAGCTGCTCAAGAAAAATTGGCACTTACTCTTAGAAACGTTACAGGCGCAACAGATGCGCAGATAGCGGCCACAGAAGATTACATAACCAAGACATCCCTAGCCTTTGGCGTAACTGATGATGATCTTAGACCATCTTTAGAACGCTTGGCGCGAGCAACTGGAAGTGTTGAAAAGGCACAAAAATTACAAACAGTCGCTATTGATACAGCCGCAGGTTCGGGAAAATCACTTGAAGTAGTTACTAACGCTATGGCCAAAGCCGCCGAAGGCAATACCGCAGCTTTAGCAAAACTTGGTATAGGACTTTCATCGGCTGAATTAAAGACCATGAGCATGGAAGAAATTACTGCTAAGTTAGGCGATACTTTTGAGAACCAAGCAACAACAAAAGCCAACACATTCCAAGGAAAATTAGATAGATTAAAAATAGCATTTGATGAAGGCAAAGAAACTGTCGGTGGTTACATATTAACGGCTATAACTCCTATGGTTGAACTTATTGTAAAAAAGGTAATTCCGGCTATTCAAGATTTTACAAGCAATTTAGATGAAAAACTTGCACCAGTAATGAGAGTTATTCGGCCAGTTATTGATGGTCTAAGAAATGCTTTTAATTCAATTAAAGATTCTATTGTCGAAAATAGGGACGAATTAGATCCACTTTATAGATTATTTGGCAAAGTTAAAGACTTTATTGAAGACTTTTTGGCACCCGCTTTAGGTAAAACTCTAGGTTTTGCTTTTAAGGCAATTGGAAAGATTATTGCTGAAGTTATTGATCAATTTGCAGATTTTGTAAGCAAGATAGAAAAAATTTATAACACAATCAAAGACATTATTGATGCTATTAAAGGTGCAGGCTCAGCTGTAGGCAACTTCTTCTCCGGCGCTTCTTTTAATCCCGCCACTCCTTCTGGCCCATCTTTTCAAGCTTCTCCATTTATTCCTGTTCCAACCCCGCCATCAGGCATTTATCAAAACGTGGGCATGGGCACGACAAACATTACAGTTAACGGCGCAATCGATAGTGAGTCAACCGCTCGCCAAATCGTAGGACTTCTCAACGATTCCTCAGCTCGAGGAACACTCGGTGGCTCAGGAATCGTATTTGTATGACAGCCTGGACACCTTCCTATAAGGTCTTAATAAATAGCGTCGAAATCACCGATGTAACTATTGCCAATCTGACTATTACTTCCGGACGTACCGATATCTACGAACAGCCTGTTGCCGGGTATTGCCAACTACAACTAATCAACTTTGACAATTCAAGCTATAACTTCACAGTAGGAACCTCAATCACAGTCGAGGTAACTAACTCAACGGGAACTTATGTGCCTATCTTTGGCGGCAGAATTTCAGATTTTACAATTTCAGTAAATCAAGCCGGAAGCCTCGGCTACACCACAGCGGCCACAATTACCGCGCTAGGCGCTTTATCTAAACTTCCGAAGATTATTGATAATGCAGTTCTCTCAGCCGACCAAGATGGTGACCAGATTTACACCCTTCTTTCCCAATATCTTCTCGGATCATGGAATGACGTGCCAGCCGCAGAAACTTGGGCTAATTACAATCCGACCGAAACTTGGGCTAATGCACTTAATATTGGCCTAGGGGAAATAGACCGCCCGGGCGATTACGAGTTAATAGCTCGATCATCCTCACCAATCGACCTTTATACAATCTGCGCGGATATTGCCAATTCAGCCTTTGGTTATTTATACGAAGATGCTAACGGCAATATCGGGTATGCAGATTCAACCCATAGACAAGATTACTTAGCGGCTAATGGCTACACCACGCTCGACGCTAATCATGCAAATGGCATCGGGCTGGCTGCCACGACTAGGGCAGGTGATCTTAGAAACTTCTATGAATTAACTTATGGCACAAGCGGCAACCAGAAATACACAGCTCAAGATTTAGTCAGCCAAGCAGAATATGGCGTTTATGGCGAAGTTTTTACATCAAGAATTCGGCACACCGCCGATGCGACGGCTTTGGCTGAAAGATATATTGACCTTCGAGCCAATCCTTATCCAAAGTTTCAGGCCATTACTTTTGTTCTTGGAAATCCAGAAATGGATAATGCCGATAGAGATGCCCTAATAAATATCTTCATGGGTCAACCAGTCTGGATTCAGAATCTCCCCGGCAATATCACGGATGGCGAATTCCAAGGTTACGTCGAGGGCTGGACATTCCGGGCAAGCCTAAACAACCTAAGCGTGACATTTAACGCCACACCAATAAACTTCTCCCAAGTTGCTGTAAAATGGGAGCAGGTAAACGCAGCAGAGACTTGGAACACCCTAAGTCCAACCCTTACATGGATCAACGCGATAGGAGTCGTAGCCTAATGGCAACAACCACAACCAACTTTGGCTGGGATATCCCTCAGTCGACAGACCTTGTAAAGGATGGCGCTACTGCCATCGCTGCACTTGGCCAAGATATTGATACAGCCCTAGTTGACCTCAAAGGCGGCACGACCGGGCAAGTACTGGCTAAGGCAACAAACACAGACCTTGATTTTTCATGGGTAGCGCAAGATGATTCAAACGCTATTCAAAATGCTATCGTCGATGCAAAAGGCGATCTCATTACCGCAACAGCGAATGACACTCCGGCACGTTTAGCAGTAGGAACTAATGGCCATATCCTTACAGCTGATTCTACAGCAGCAACCGGCATTAAATGGGCAGCGGCTCCAAGCCCGTCAGTAACTTTTGCGGGGTGTAGATTATCGGCTTCAGCCGGGCAGACTCTTACTACTGGAGTCACAGCCGATGTAACTTGGAATACAGAAGCCTTTGATACAGATGGTTATCACAGCACTTCAAGCAACACGCAACGAATTACAATCCCAGCAGGCAAGGCCGGCTATTACCGATTCTATGGCTTGCTTTCTTTTGATACTTCATCAACTGGTTTCAGACTAATTCAAATTCAGAAAAATGGTTCTACTGGCCTTGCAACAGCCAATATCCAAGGCGGCGCTGATTATCCGAGCGTTGGCATATCAGTGACAGATTTAGCGGCAGTAGGCGATTATTATGTTATTCGCGCTTTCCAAAATAGTGGTGGCAATCAGACCATGAATAACAACGGAAATTACGGACAATTCACAGCTGAATTCTTAGGAGCATAAATGATAAAAGTAGTTAAAACAGATACTTTTGACGGAGATATCCTTCGCGCAGAATTAGCAAAAGCCAAGATAACAATCAGCGATGACCTAAATGCTATTGAAGATGTAGCAGATGGATTTATTACGATTCATGTCGATGCTTCTAAAGAAGCTAAAGTCCTAGAAATCATCGACGCAATCTTCTAATGACTCCAAAGTTATGCAAAGCCGGACAGCAGTTGAGGCTTCAAGTGGACGACGAATTTGGTGATCGTGACCGCACGAGTGACGGATGGCTTGGCGATCAACGCCATAAATCTCGTCCTTCTGACCACAATCCTGATGCAGCGGGTATCGTCCGAGCCATTGATATTGACCGGGATTTATCTGGAAAGTCAAAGCCAGACCTCATGCCCGATCTTGCGAATCAGATACGACTCTGTGCAAAGTCTGACAAGAGAATTGCTTATGTTATCTTCGATGGCAAAATCGCGTCAGCTCGCTTGGGCTTTCGCTGGAGAAAATATCGTGGAAGCAATCCGCACCACGCGCATTGCCATGTCTCTTTCACTAAGAAGGGCGATGCAGATGGCTCGTTCTTTAATATCCCGATGTTAGGCGGAACAGCATGAATCTCAAGCACCCAGCACTTGTAGCAGTTGGAGCTTTCCTTGCAGTATGGGGAACTACATCTAATTTCGATCTCAACTATCGCTCAATCTTGGGCGCAGTTGTCGCAGGCGTATTTGGATACGCAACGCCTAAGAAATGAGCGCACAGGACTTTGCGGCGATAGCCGTCGCTATCATCACAGTACTTGGCGGCGTTGCAGCTTATGTCCAGTTCATGATTAAGCATTACTTGTCAGAACTAAAGCCAAACGGCGGTTCATCTTTGAAGGATCAGGTTAATCGATTAGAAGCGCGTGTCGATACAATCATCGAGCTATTAGGTAAGTAACACTTGTCCTATGGCTAAGAAAAAGGTCATAGACCTAGATACGTATTCCGCGCTAGATGCTTATTGCATCGGTATGCACATGTATTACACATCTTTGCGCAAGGCTGGCTTTTCTACAGATATGGCTTTCTGGCTTTTGCTAGATCGTGAATCTTATCCAGACTGGATACTGCCATCAATTCCCAATCGAATCGATAACATCCCTTACGACGACGACGAGGATTAAATGAAACGCACTGTAGTCCTGCCCGACTTGCAATGCCCGTACGAAGATTCCCATTTAGTAAACAACTTAGCCCTGTTTATTAAGGCTTACCGGCCAGATGCAGTTTTAACCATCGGCGATGAAATAGACCTTCCTCAGATAAGCCGCTGGGAAGAAAATAAGCCCGGATGGTACGAGCAGACTTTGGCAGCTGATAGAGATCACACAGTCGAGGTATTGTGGAAACT